TTGTTTTCATATTTAGGCTTATCCATAATTGCACCGATATCTTTTAGCCCTTTGATTACGCTCATAATATTCTCCTTATGTTTTCTTAGCGGTATACTAGTTTAGCATACTAGCGATGGTTTTGTCAAACGATTCGTCAATATTTTTTATTGCTTCATCAGACATATCGCCAATATCCTTATATTGTTTATCTATTTTAATAACAGTAACACGAGAGCCAAGACGTTCAATAATCTTATCTTTCATATTACCGCCAGCCTCATCGTTATCTGCAATAACAATAACGTTATTAAAATACTTAATGAGTAGGTCTGTTTGGAAGTTGGACACATTTGCACCCAACGTTGCTACCGCTGGAAAACCACACTGGTCTAAACGGATAGCATCAAATGATGATTCAACTACATAGACTTTTCCAGCAGTCTTGACACGATGTAGGTTGAATAAAGTTTTTGCCTTTGGAAGTCCTGGAGTATTCTTAAACTCTTTACCTTCAATTGAACGACCAACGAAGCCAACAGGAATTCCATCTGGAGAATGAACAGGTATAGTTACCATGTCTTGCTTCTCAGAAAAACCAAGCAAGAACTTTCTGATAGATGTCTCATTGATTAATCTACCATCATAATATCTAGTTGCTCTTGGAGATTCCAATGCTTGCTGATTCAATCTTTTAATCTGCAACTCATCATACGGAACATAGTCTGGCTTCTGAACAAGTGTCTGGTTAATCTGATAAGAAAGGTCAGTCTCAGTTTCTTTAGACTTGATGTAACGGACAGATTCAAAATAGGTGCGACCAGATGTATGCATAATCAAAGATGGCAAGTCACAGACATGCTGGCAAGAGAAACAAAAGAATAGACCAGAACTTTTATCTACTTCTCCAGCAGGAGAGCGATAGTTGTTATGAAAAGGGCAGAAAATGATGTAGTCAGAATCTACTTCTGATTCGATTGTGATGCCTGACCCTGCGATAACTCGCTTAATTTGTTCTTTTGAGTAGGAACCATTTGTGTTCCGTCTATTCCATTTATCCATAATGCTTTATTCTTTCCTATGTATGTACCATATACTGTTAATGTAAATTCGTAGTAATCTTTTTCGTTATTATATTTTATCGTAAACTGTGGGTCTATGTCAAGTCTTGGCACATACCCCAATTCACACATTTCAAGTGCTTTGAGTCTCACAAGTTCTAGGCGAAGTCTACCAATAGCGGCATCATTTTTGATGATACCGTCAAAGGTAAAGTTCTTAATAGGTTTGTGATATATATTCTCCACACTCTATTATAACTAGTTATCTTCAAAATCCTTATAACGATAGTAACCCTTGTCAAAGTCTACCTGAACCAAGAACTCGCCCATAAATCCGTTACGGTTCTTGCGGAACACACACTCTAGAATATCTGAGTTAGTGGCACGACCAAGAGCAAGTACCCAGTCAGCATCGTAGGCAATCTGGCGAGACCAAGCGGTCTGACCCAAAGTAGGAACTGTATCCAACTTGGTAACATCGTCTGGCGTAGCAGATGAGATAGAGATGATAGGCATTTCTTCCGAGATAGCCATCAACTTTAATTCACGAGAAAGGTTCTTCATACGAACAGTTTCATTATCCGACTTCTGGTTTGGAGACATCAACTGTAGATAATCCACAATAACTAGGTCAGGTTTGTACTGGTCAATCTTACCACGAATAACTGATGGAGTTACTTCTCCACCGTTATCATTAGAGATGATGTGAAACTCTGGTTTACCCTGAAGTTCTTTCCTGTGCCAACGCTTTAGGTCTTCGATGTCTACCTGACCATTGCTAAGTTTACGATGTGACCACAAACCTTCGCCCATGATAGCAAACACACGGTTACGAACTTCTGTCTCCGACATTTCAAGTGAGATGATTAGCGGTGACTTACCTTGCTTCCATGCTTGAACTGCCATGTAAAGAGCAAACCAAGACTTACCAATTCCTGGATAGGCAAGAAACACACCCAACTGACCTGGAGTAATACCAGCAGGAAGATAGTTATCAAATCCTGGCAAACCAGTCTTGATACCAATCGAACCAAGTTCATTCTGACGAGCAAGGTTTTCAAAGTATGCAACAGCAGAATCAATGTCAGTAGCATCAATGTCACGGATAACTGCTGTATTCTTCTTTAGTTCTGATGTCTTTTGAATTAGGTCTTCTAGTGCCTTAGTACCCTGCCCAGCCTGAACATCTGAAGCGGTAGTTCTAAGGACATCCTTCAGACTATCATTTAGAAATTCTGCTTGTAATTCTTCTAGGTGATACTTGGTAGCACCAATACCATCAACTGGAGAGAAGTCACGGAACTTATCCACAACCAAAGATACTGGAGGAACTGTGCCATTAGTCTCAGAATAGTTACGGATAAAGGTCCAAATATCATTGTGGGTTCTTAGGATATTATCTACGTGTGCTTGTAGTAAAACGTGTACTTGTTTGTCTGCCAAAACAGCAGAGATTAGTTTTGATTCTGTATTATTCACTTAGCCACTCTTTCGCCTTGAGCCTACGTTCTGCTCGTTCTTTGTTGTCTTGTTGTACTTGCTTACGTTTATAAACAATATGGTCTGCATAATTTGCAAAGTATTTCCATGATGGGTTTTCAGATACATCAAAGTAGTACTGGAGTAATTCATAGCATTCTGGTATGCCATAAGATTCAATGAGTGCATCTGCAGCCCATTGTTCAACATTTAAATTTAGGGATGGCTTTTCTTCGTACTTTGCAGTATGTAGTTTACTGTAACGACTAAGCAAAGCCATGCGGTCTTTGCGGTCAGCCATTATTTATTGTCAGCCTCTTCTACAGATTCCTTGACTTTTTCAGCCAACTTTGCTTCAACAAATGCATACACACGTTCAAATGCTTCGCCAGTTGTTTCTCCATTACGCTTGCTATCTGATACAGATAGGTCAATGCGGAGTGATTGGAAGTTACCTAGATTGAGCGTATATCCTAATCCTACTGTAACCTTAGTCTCATCGTTATTCATACCCTGTGTCCTTTCAAGAACATTAAATTGATTCATTCCAAATAGGCACAAATCTGCCATCTTCGGTCTTTGTATATACCAGTATACCATCACCCATACGCCTTGTCAACTCTTGTTTTGTAGGCGTTACATCATTGGTTATTAGTTTATCTTTTCTTGGTCTACCGTGGTGGTAAGAAGCAAGTATATCACGAATTTCCCTTACCTGTGATTCGGAATAGTAGGAACGAACCTGCCAGCCCCTCTCTCCGCCCTTCTGTGACCCCATAGGGAATGGAATAATACCTTTTAGCATTAATGCTGGCATGTATTTTTTATGCCTGTTTACGAGTTCTGCGGTCTGTCCTACAGTATAGGCTCTTTGCCTATTCTTCTTAAAATCACTAACTAAACAACTTTCTATCTGGTCAAGTGTAATATTATAAACAGACATTATTCCATTAGAGTTATTCATGTGGTATACACGGACTAGGTTTCCATTTAAAAACCATACTTTTTTATTCCCTGGAACTACAGGGGCAGAGTTGTACTCTTCCATTGTTTGAGCAGCCATTATAACTCGTTATGCTGTTGGACCAATTGCAATAAGATTGATAGACATATCTACACCACTTGTTTTGGTTTCTAGCCATCTAACAGTAATATCGCAAGTATTTGCAGTTACATTTGAAATAAGAATTGTACAGCCTACCCCAGAAGTGCTAGTTTTTGATTTTGCTGTAGCAGTAATAATTGGAGTATTTGAAAATCCATCAAATTTTGGACTCGGCACTGATACATATGTATTGATTGTGCTACTAGTAGCAGGAATTGCTAGTTCAATTCCATACGTTTTTAATTTATTAGAAAGAACTGATTGACCAATAATTGAAGAATTGGATGTTGCAGCAGTCAAATTAAGACTAGTAGTATGGTCGTTAACCACATTGACCAATTGATTAATAAAATCATAGTCTACTGGCTGATTTGTTCCTGGCATCTGTATTGTCATAATAACATTATAGCATAAAAGAGTTCATTACTCAATATTTGCTAAATAACCCCACCATCCAGAGAAATAGGTATGCTTCTTAGTGTTGTTTTAAATAAAAAGGTTGCTTCATTATCTATGACATTTCCTACAAATTTTGGAAATGTTTCAGCAGAAACAGCAATTTGAACATATTTAGCACCATCTGGTATTTCTATATCAACTAGCGACTTGTAGACTACTTTTGGATATTGTGTCCAACTTGTTGAGATTTGAGTATTCTCGTCTGGTGGTATAGTTGTATAATACCACTTTAAATAAACATCAAAATAATTTAAATCTATTGAGTCTGGCATATTCCAAGATATCTGTAGCCTTTGCTTGTCACTGATATTATCTATTTGTGTAAGTTGATAACGCACTGGACTTGCTGCAACTAGTGATGGAATACTGTTTGTCAAACCAACGACATAATTCTTTGACCAATTTGAATACTGATTTCCATCCTTAGACCTAATCCTATATCTAAAGACATATTCTCCAGTATCCTTAATTGCTGGTAAATCTGCCTGAACTATTCTTACTTTTTTAATTCCTTCGTCTGCCATACTATACTCCAACTACAAACTGAAACTGTATTGTTTGTTGTGCATTTTCCTCTTTAGTAATTGTTAGATTATTACTATTTTTAATCACAGTATATCCAGTTAATCCATATAAAGGATTATTGCTTGTTGAATAATCAAATGTTATTGTATCAAATGCTAGTAGATAGTTTGCACTGGGGCTACCTCCAGAAATTACTGAAGAATATATCTTTACAAACTTTACTGCATCCCAGTCAAATTGGTCAGAACTTTCTAGTTCACTTAATTTTTTAGTAAATACTACATATCTATTTTTAGTAAAGTCTTGTTCGCTACTTGTAAGTATTGCATGAAATCTTTTATATTTGTATGTGCTTGTAGAACTTCCAGAACTGTCAATTGTTGCAAACTCTAGCAAAACTCTAATCTCGTCAGGGGCTGCTGTTGCTGGTGCTTTATTTACAATAGATAGTGCAAGTTTTATTTCATCACTTGGAGAGGCACCCTTTAGTTTTGATAAAGAAATATTTGATATCTCTATATGATTCGTTGTTCCACTTGGAGTTAGTTTGCCACTAGAAACTGTAAATGCAGCATTGTTACCATAAACAAAATAAGAGTTATTGTAAAATCTTGGTCGTTCTTGTCTGTTAATTCTTGTTGCATTATTAAACACAACATTGTTTGCATTAGCCCGAAATACTGGGTCAGTTACTGTAATTTCATTTGTAAAACTTCCTTCATCTAAAGCAATGCTTTTAAACAAAATGTCAGAGATGCTTGTTGATGAATGATATTGCCAAGTTTCTGTTGCAAAATCAAATAAGGTTTGACTATTAACTGCTGCAGTATTGTCACGAATATCAGAAAATATTCCAATCTCGCTAATCTCATATCTATTTGTTAGTGGCAAATCAGCAGAGAACATGATTTTAGAAAGTCCGTTCTCAGTAAAACTATTTTTAGTTGTGATTGGAATTCTAAACATCTCTAGGTTCAAAGACTTTTTATTTGAAAAATCTAATATTGCTTTTGGCGAAGGACTCAGGGATGCTAGTGTTCTTACAGTTGTGTCTCCAATAAGAAACTTAAAACTATTAGATGCAATACTTGTGATTGTCCAAGTTCCAATATATGCGGCTGCAATATTGCTACCAGATGTGTTGTCTATTTTTACAGAGTCTCCCACCTGAAAATCGTGATTTGTAGAAGTAATTATTTTTGCATATCCACTTCCTGCATTAACAGTAGAAGATTCTGTAGATGCAATATCTACGCTAAATGCTGTTCTTGGTCTTGCACCACAACCTACTGCAATATATGATGCATATGGAATTGTTGCATTTGTAAGGGATTTTCCCAGAATTTCTTTTCCTTTTGAAGTAATCATTATGAATATATTGTATCATTAAGTTCTGTCTCATATTTCCAAAACTCAATTTCTACCTCATCCCCTTCCCTAACGTTGACAGTATCAATGATTAAACTATTATTATCGTCTATATATATGCTTTCACCGTCTGTACCTGAGCCAATTTTTGGAATATAAATATCCAAATTCGAGTAAAAAGTTGATTCAACATTGTTCAAAGTACTGGCTGATAATAGTATGTTTTGTGGATTAGTTTGTATTGTTGTAACGGTAACATCAATACTTGAGTTATTGCTATTGTCAACATTGCTGCTTATTGTAACCAAGTTTGTGTCGCTATAGTCCAGGATTTCTCCAGAGTTAAGTGTTTCTAAAACAAAGTCCTCCAATGTTTTGTAGGTTGGAATATTTGCTGAATCTACAAACAAATTAGATGTTGCAATCTTTATACTTGTTGCTTTAGTGGTAGTTGAATCAGCGGCAGTAGCAGTTATATTAGAAATATTATTTGATGTTATTGGTTTTGCACTAAGAATTGCCATTAGGATACCTCACTTAAAAATAAAGTTTGTGATGGACCAGTATCACTTACCGAATGATTAATAGAATAAACAACAAATCTAGAATCTGGAGATATTTGTGTGTCATATGTTGTTAGCCCATTGATTGTTTTTTCAATGGAATAATCAATTTGCAGAATGTCTCCCAGTTGTATGATTGGTAGCCCAAAGACTTCTACACCTATTGCAATTTTTGGTTTTTTAATTTTTTGAATCATCCACCCCATCATATCATATGCTGTATCTCTGTCTTGTATGTATGGTGCTTCTAATGAAAAATCTTTTTTACCATATGTAACTCTACTATTTTTAATTAAAATTGAATCATTCTTAGAATTTGTAGCATTGCTTGGTAAACTTGTAAATTGTGAATGCGAG